TGTAAAAAATGGTAGGTAAATAATTATGTCATTATATGAAAACATAAATAGAAGAAAAAAAGCTGGAACAAGCAGGTCAAAAAAGAAATCTACTATATCAGCAAAAGCTTATAAAGCTATGAAGGCTGGATTTCCAAAGAAAAAGAAAACTAAAAAAAAATGAGGTTATTAAAAGATTTATTAACCGACTTTTTAGAATGGTCTTTTAAGAGAAAAGCTAATAAAATGTTTTTAAAAGCACAAAAAGGAGAATAATTATGCCAATGGGAAAAGGAACATACGGAAGCAAAGTAGGTAGACCACCTAAGAAAAAAACTAAAAAGAAAGTTAAGAAAAAATAATGCCTTACAGTAAATACTCACCAAAACAAAAAAGATTAGCTGCGGTAGCTAAACCAAGAAAAAAGATTACTGCTGCTGATTTTAAAAAGTTAAAATATAAAAAGAAAAAGTGAAACCACAATCTGCCAAAGCTAAAGGCAGAGCTTTACAACAATGGGTTGTAGATAAGCTCGTTGAGTTACTTGGTTTCGATCCTGAAGATTTAGAATCAAGACCCATGGGTTCTAATGGTGAAGATATTATTATGGGTGTTCAATCAAGAAAACAATTCCCTTACTCAGTAGAGTGCAAAAACCAAGAATCGGTCAATGTATGGAAAGCATACGAACAATCGCAAGAAAACTGCAAAACTTACGAACCTTTGGTTATAATAAAGAGAAATAGAACAAAGCCTCTCGCGCTAGTCGATGCTGAATACTTTATAAGGCTACACAATGATAGACAAACTAATACAACCAGTAACGAAGATTCTTGATAAGTTCATACCAGACGCAGATACAAAACAACAAATCGCGCATGAACTTGCAACTATGTCGCAAAAGCACATCCATGAGATTGCTAAAGCACAAATAGAAGTAAACAAAGAAGAAGCTAAAGGCAACTGGTTTCAATCATCATGGAGACCAGCAACAGCTTGGGTATGTGTTTGTGGTTTTGCAGTAAACTTTTTAATTAGTCCTCTTGCTGCTCCTTTTGGTATTGATATACCACAAGCAGATACATCTACCATGTTGCCTGTTTTAATGGGTATGTTAGGATTAGGTGGAATGAGAAGTTATGAGAAAACTAAAGGATTAACAAAATGAGTTGGGAGAATTTCAGCATAGAAGAGTTCGCTTGTAAGCATTGTGGTGAAAATAAGATTGAACACGAACTAATAGATAAGTTACAATTACTAAGAAGCGATGTAGGCTTTCCATTTAAAATTACAAGTGGATATAGATGTTCAGATCATCCGATAGAAAAAGTCAAATCTGAACCAGGCACGCACGCATTAGGATTGGCTGCTGACATATTACTCAGAGGCGAGCAAGCACTAGAAGTAATATCAAAAGCAACTGATTATGGATTTACAGGCATAGGAATTAACCAAAAAGGCAATGCAAGATTTATACATTTGGACATCTCAAAAGACTCACAAGGTAGGCCACGCCCTCATGTGTGGAGCTACTAAATGGAAATAACTTCTATATTATTGTGGAATATTGTAATGACCTTGGTATTTGGTCCTATCATCTATAGCAATCGTTCTAACGCGACAGAAATCAAAAGAGTTGATATACTACTCAATAAGACTAGAGAAGAGGTTGCTATTCGATTTGTTACTAAAGAAGAATTGATAATGAATATGGATAGAGTGATTGAGCGTATAGATAAGCTAGACGCTAAAATAGATAAACTAATTACACAATAGTATGGCAATAAATTACGAAACATTATTTGATTTACAAGCGTTAGCTGGGTTAGAAAATCGAATACCGCCAAACGTAGGCATGAATTTAACAGGTACTCCCAATATTAATTATTTACAAAATTTAGCTAATTTAGCTCAACAACAAGGTCCAACATTAGGTCCAGATGAATTTGGTAGCTATACAATACCAATGTCAGATCCTACATATCGTTCTGGTTTTGATTATGCACGTTCTATAGCAGGTGGCATACCAATGTCACAAGTCATTGCGCCAGGCGTAAGTTATTCTCCAGAACAACCAGGCGGTTATACACAAGCACAATTAAATACACCTGTTGGTACAACTCCAGAAACTACACCTACTTATCAAGAACCCGATGACCCTAGTTTTTTGGGTACAGGTATTGGTGGTGTAAGAATACCAGTTGACAAAGATACGAAAATGCCTCCGCTTAGAGATATATTTGGTGGTGTGCCTATGCAACCACCTGTACAAACTCCTCCAGCTATTGATATAGATGCAATTCGTCAACAAATAGCAGAATCAGGAATAGACTTTACCAACTTATTTGGATTGCCAAAATATGAAGCTCCAGACCTGTCACAATTTGTTAGACAGGAAGATATACCAAGTTTTGATCCTAGTGTATTAAAGCAAGATATATTAATGTCTATACCACAACAACAAATTCCAGATGTTTCTAAGTTTGTAACACAAGATGATATATCTAAAGCTATTGCTGGTATTGATATGCCAACTTATCAAGCTCCAGATTTATCTGCTTATGACACAAGACTTGCAGGGTTAGAAAAAAGTTTATTAGGTTTACAACAACCAACTGGCGGTAAATTTTCTGTAGACCAACAATTACCTATGGGATTATTTTAATGGCGGTATCACACGAAGAAGTAGTTAAAGCTGCACAAGCTGAACAAATATTAACCTCAGAAGTTTTTAAAGAAGCAATAGAAAGTCTTAAAAACGAATACATTACTCATTGGTTAAACTCAAGAGAAATAGATGATGTTAATGCTAGAGAAGATATCCACAGATCATTATTATTATTACCAGAGGTTGAAAGACACCTGCGCATCATTGCTGAGAAAGGTAAACTTACACAAGCTAATATAAACAAAATTAGAAATATTGGTTAAACCTTCCCTTTTTATACATTATTAAGCTAAAATACTCTTAAATACATTAAGGAGTATTTATTATGGCAATAACGGATAAACCGACTGCTTTACAAACTGATAAGGAAGTTACTACTTCGATGTTTGAAAGTTTCTTAACCCCTGAAGAGGATAAGGTTGAGGATGCAGTCACAGAAACAGAAGAAGTAACACAAGAAGAAGTCCTTGAAGAAGAACTTGAATCACCTGAAGATTTTGAAGAAGATGATGAAGAGTTTGATGATGAGGACGAAGAACTGGATGAAGAACAAACCGATGTTGAAGAGGAAGCCTTGCAACCTCAGACATTTACAGTAAAAGTAGATGGTCAAGAAGTTGAGGTGACGCAAGACGAACTCATCAACGGATATTCTCGTCAGCAAGATTATACGCGTAAAACTCAAGAACTCTCTCAACAGCGTAAGACTATTGAGCAGCAGCAAGCAGAGTTAGCGCAAAGAGATGCGATTTATTCGCAGTTGTTACCGAAGATGGAAGCCCAATTAAAGGGCGAACTGGCTAACGAACCAGACTGGAACGCTTTGTATGAAGATGATCCTGTTGGGTATGTTCGCGAAAAACAGCTTTGGGATGAAAAGAAAGAAAAGCTTAGTGCTGTAAGTGCTGAACAACAAAGGCTTCAACAAGAGGCTTTGGTTAAACAGCAAACACAAATTCAACAATTTGTTGAATATGGCAATCAAAAGCTTCTTGAAATTATCCCTGAATGGCAAAACCCCGAGGTTGCGTCAAAAGAAAAGTTGGCTATTAGCGAATATGCCGTGAATACTTTAGGTTATACACCTGAAGAAATACAACAGGTTTATGATTATCGTGCTTTGCTTGGTTTAAGAAATGCTTGGTTAAACTCTAAAACAGTTGAAGCCACAAAGAAAAAACCAATACAAAAAGCACCAGCAAGAGTTGCTAGACCTGGTACTACTAACCGACCTAAATCGGCGGCACCTGTGAAGAAAGCAAAACAAAGGTTGGCTAAATCTGGAAAAGTCCAAGATGCGGCTAAAGTTTTTGAACAACTAATTTAATTTTAAAGGAATATAAAAATGGCTAAAGTAACTAACGCTTTTGACACATATTCGGCTACTGCTGACAGAGAAGATTTAAGTAATATTATTTACAACATCTCTCCTATGCAAACACCATTTATGTCATCAATAGGCAAAAGAAATATAAAAAACGTAGTGTTTGATTGGCAAACAGAATCATTACCTACTCCAAGTGCGAGTGGTCAGCTAGAAGGTTTTGAACTTTCAAGAGCTGCTGCTACAGCTACAACAAGAGTAAGTAATGTTGCAATGATCTCATCAAGAGATGCAACTGTAACTGGCTCACAAGATGCTTCAGACCCAGCTGGTAAAAGGTCAGAAATGGCTCACCAACTAGCTATTATGGCTAAAGCTCTTAAAAGAGACATGGAAGAAGCTCTATGTAAAAATGGTGCTAAAACAACTGGTAACGCTACAACAGCTAGGGTAACTGGTGGTTTCGAGTCTTGGATTACATCTAACGATTCAAGAGGAACTGGCGGTGCATCAACAGGTGGCGGTGCTGCTCCAACAGACGGTACTCAAAGAGCTTTAACTGAAACTCTACTTAAAGATGTTTTACAACTTGCTTTCGCAAATGGCGGCGAGCCATCAATGGCAATTTGTGGACCACATAACAAACAAGTTATTTCTGGTTTCACAGGTAGAACTCAAGCTAGACAATTTGTTGATGCTAATACAGTCGAAGCTTCAGTATCAATCTACTCATCTGACTTTGGTGAACTAAAAATCGTTCCATCAAACAGATCAAGAGAAAGATCATTACTATTAGTAGATCCAGAGTTTGCTAAAGTATCTTACTTAAGAGACTTTAAAACTGTTGATATCGCTACTATTGGTGATGCTGAAACAAAAATGATTGTTGTTGAGTACGGGTTAGAAGTATCTAACGAAGCTGCTCACGGAGTCGTTGCTGATTTATCAACATCATAATATTGATATATAGCTTTAAGGGAAGTTTCGGCTTCCCTTTTTTTTGTGCTAAAATTCCTACATGGCAAAAACTACATTAATAGATCATAGACAAGGTATAAAATCTATCTTTGCTACAGAAGATGACAAAGTTGTTTATCAAACAAAACAAGATATACAGCCAACATTAGATTATGTAAAACAATTATCTGAACATACACCAGGTAAAGATTTTCGTCATGTAGCAGAAGTTCCCATGGTAATATATCAAAAAGCCTTAAGAGAAGGTTGGGCGCAAGATTCTGCACAATGGAAAAAATGGTTAAACCATTCTAATAATAAACCCTTTAGGACATGGAAAGGTAAAGTATGACATACGATGAATTAAAAACTAATATTGCAAATTTTTTAAACAGGTCAGATTTAACAAATCAGTTAGACTTTTTTATTGATGCAACAGAAGGTGAATTTAACAGAAGATTAAGAACTAAGGATATGATTAAACGGGCAACTGCTACAGCAGATGCACAATATATGTCATTACCAACAGATTGGTTAGAAGCTATTAATGTAGAAATAACATCAAATGATTTCAGACCATTGTTTCAACAATCTATTGAGTCATTAGATGTGTATAGAAAAGCTAATAACAACATAACTGGTCAACCCATTTATTATGCGATTGTAGATAATTCATTAGAGTTAGCACCTACCCCTGATGCAAGTTATACGCTACAATTAACATACTATGGCACTATAGATGCTTTAAGCAGTTCTAATACAACAAACTTTATATCCACAGGATATCCAGATGCTTACTTATATGGTGCTTTAAAACACGCTTCTATTTATCTAATGGAAGATGAAAGAGTGCCGTTATTTACAGCACAATTTGAAAAAGCATTAGAAGAGATGAGAATGGAACAAGAGAAAGCAGAGTTTGGCAAAGGCTCTCTAATACAAAGAAGAAGAACTTATGGCAAGTCTGGTAAAAACATTTATTATTGGAATAATAATTAGGAGACAATATGGCTGGATTTAGTGATTATTTAGAAGATAAAGTATTAGATCATGTATTTGGTGGAGTTGCTTATACAGCACCATCAACATTATATGTTGCTTTATATACTGTAGCACCTACAGATACAGGTGGCGGTACCGAAGTATCAGGCGGTGCTTATGCAAGACAAACTGCTACATTTACCGTATCTGGCACTAACCCAACAACAGCAACAAACTCAGCAGCTATTGAATATCCAACAGCTACAGCAGATTATGGAACTGTAGTTGCAGTTGGTATCTTTGATGCTTTAACATCAGGAAACTTATTAGCATACGCAAACTTAACCGCATCAAAAGTTGTTAGCACAGGGGATGTATTTAGATTCAACTCTGGTGATTTAGACGTAACACTAGCTTAACATCATGGCCAGTATAGGCTTTAACAAAGGCTACTACTCAAGGTCAAAGTTTAACGATCTTGCTTTTCAAGGCGAAGCAACTATTCAAGGCGTTTCGGGAGCCACTGCTACTTTAACACAAATAGATCAAACCACAGCAGTCATACAGGCTGTTTCTGGTTTTACTGCATCTGGTACACAGATTGATAAAGGGACAACAGTCATACAGGCTGTTTCAAATGTTACTGCAGTAGGAAGAAAAACAAACGGTGCTAGTGCAGTCATTGCAGCAGTATCAGACTTTGACTCGCAAGGCTTTATTAAAGCTGCTGGTTTTTCAACCATTGCAGGAACATCAGGCTTTGATGCAACAGGCAGGGCAACATTTGTTTCAACATCAACGATAAGTCAAACCAGTAGCCTTGTCGCTATCGGTGGTTTAAAATGGGAAGATATAATTGTTCCAAGCGATACATGGACAGACCAAACAGTTGCAAGTGTAACATGGACAAATCAATTAGTTCCAAGCGAAACTTGGACAGACCAAACAGTTACAGGTGCAACATGGACAAATCAATCAAACCCATCAACAAATTGGACTGAATTAGAAAAACAAGAGGCAGCTTAAATGGCAGATACATATACAACAAATTTAAACTTAACCAAACCAGAACCAGGTGCGGCGGAAGATACTTGGGGTATTTCTCTTAATTCAGACTTAGATGCTCTTGACGCAATTTTTAAATCAGACGGTACAGGAACTAGCATAGGCTTAAATATAGGATTAGGCAAAACTTTATCTGTAGCTGGTACATTAAGTGCTTCCAATATTGTTAGTACAAGTAATGGTGCAATAAATTTAGACCCAAATGGTTCAGGTGTTGTTGTATTTAAAGGTAATGCTACTAAAGGCTCAGGTCAATTTAAACTAAATTGTGAAGCTAATACTCATGGAATAACAATTAAAGGCCCACCACATAGTGCAGCAGCTAATTACACATTAACCCTTCCTAACGATGCTGGTTCATCTAACCAAGTTTTAACCACAGATGGCAGTGGTAATTTAACATGGACTACAGTTTCTAGTGGAAGCACTACCTTATTAGGATTGACCGATGTTGGTGCAGATGGAACAAACGGACAGGTTTTAACAACAAATGGTGCAGGGTCATTTACATTCACTACAGTTAGCGGTGGTGGTAGCTACAGCAACGCGGATGTTGACGCACACTTAAATACTAGTACCGCATCAACTAATGAAGTTCTATCTTGGAATGGTTCTGATTATGACTGGGTAGCACAGTCAGGCGGTGGTGGCGGAAGTATTACATTTAAAACCTTCGGCACAGATTCAATTATGGTGGGGGCTGATGCTACAGGAACAATAAATGCTGCAAATTATAATACTGGATTAGGAATAGATGTTTTTGCTTCTTTAACTACAGGCGATAATAATACTGTAGTGGGTTACAAAGCAGGAACAAGTCTTGCTGATAACGATAGTCACAACACTTTTATCGGAGCTAACGCAGGAAAAGATTCTACAGGTTATGGTAATGTTGCTATGGGTTCAGCAGCCTTACAAACTTATGGAGCAGCAGGTTATAATTTAGCAATAGGATTCTATGCTATGCAAAATAATGGCACTCCTAGTTCTGTATCATTAAGAGATATCATAGCGATAGGTGCTTTCGCTTGTCAAAATTATAAAGAATGGGCACAAGTACCATCTGTCAGTGGAGACACGGTAGCTATTGGCAATTACGCCCATCAAGGTACTGTAACTAGCGGTATTGTTGATACCTATGGATATGCGAATATAGCTATCGGCACAAGAGCAATGAGGAAAGTACAGACCGCTAATCAAAATGTGGCTATCGGAGCTGAAGCTATGTCTTTGAATAATCTCAGTGGTGCTAATAATGTAGCTATTGGATATAAGTCAATGTACAGAAATTCAAGTGGTGCTAATAATGTAGCATTTGGAGGCGAAACTTTACAGGCTAATACAAGTGGTTCGTATAACTTTAGCATAGGCGCTTACTCTCTTTTTAGTAATACAACTGGTGCTAATAATGTCGGTATTGGTGTTTCAGCACTGCAAGATTGCACTAGCGGTGAATCTAATACTGGTGTAGGAAGATATGCTGCAAAAAAAGTAACAACTGGTAGATTTAATGTTCATATTGGTGAGGGGAATCCTACTGCATCAGGAATGACAACAACAGGTTATTCTAATGTCATGATTGGTGCAAAAGTATCAGCTTCTGCAGGTAATAATGACAATGAAATTGTTATAGGCGGTAAAAGAAATGGTGTTGGTACTGACACAATAGTAGGTAAAGGAGCAAGCACAGGATTTATAAATCCAGGCGATGGTGCTGTTTATCAAGGTAACAACTCAGCATCTTGGGCAACTACATCTGATAGAAGAATTAAAAAGAACATAGAAGATAACAATACAGGTCTCAACGCTATTAATAATATTAGGGTAAGAAATTTTGAATACAGAACGCTAGATGAGATTACAGATTTTGAAAATCCAGCATCAGCAGTTGTTTATAAGAAAGGAGTACAACTAGGGGTTATAGCTCAAGAAATAGAAACAATTTTACCTGATGTTGTAAAAGAAGAATCAACAGGTGTTAAGTCTGTAAATCCTGATAACATTACTTGGTACTTGGTAAATGCAGTAAAAGAACTTTCTGCACAAGTTGAAGAATTAAAAAAGAAGGTAGGAGAATAATATGGAAATAACAGTAGCTAGTATTTTAGAAGCAGCAACAGATAGTGTGAATCTTATTAATGAGATAAATGGTTTGTCGTCTATAGATGGTACAAACACGACTCAATCTGAACTTAACAAAATGGTTCAAAGCAATGTTACACATTTAGAAATAGTTTTAGCTTATGCTCCTATAGATAAACAAGATAATACCCCTGATGTAGCAGGTAGTTCAGTTGATAAAACATCTTACGAACAAGCAATTATTACTGGCAAAAGTTACATAGAAAATAATTCTTAATGGAAACAATCATTGAAATAATTATCCTGATAACGGTTATTGGGTTTATAATCAATAAAAAGAAACCAGAATGGATTGATTGAATCAAGTCCAAATTAACAAAGTAGAATATTATGGCAGACACATTTACAACTAACTTAAATTTAACAAAACCAGAAGTAGGCGCATCTACTAATACATGGGGAACAAAGCTAAACGCTGATCTCGACACAATTGATGCTATTTTTGCTTCTAATGGTACTTCAATAGCATTAAACCTAGACGGAGCAGTTATAGATAGCTCTGTCATTGGTGG